CAAATCATTTGCTTTCTTGTCCTTCGTTGAACCTTCTAGCCTTGAAGCTAGTCTTTCTCTCTTTTCTCTTTCGTGCTTTGCCTTTAGCTCTGGAAGTATTTCTTCCTCATGTCCAGAAAGCAGACCTTGAGTGAAGGCAACTAGAAATGCCCTTGCTTTCTCTAGATGCTTAATATGCTCGTTGATGCTTTCTTTGGTCATAGTAGAAATAGTAGCTTCCTTGACTATTTCTACTAAGATTCCCTTTGTAGCATATTCAATTTCGCCTTTTGAATATGCCTCCTGAGCCGACTTTCGAATGAATATCAGTTTTGCCTGATATTCACTTAGCTCTGGATACTGAGCTATGATTTTCTCAGTTTCGGGTTCCATTTTCTCCTTCAATTCCTAAATCTAGGTTTCGAATTCTAACAGCAAAGTTACAAGAGCAAGAAACCCATGACCTATAGCTCCATTTGTAGCACAATGGTCTATAGAAATCATGAATTACTTTCTCTTTTGCTAGTACTTCCTCTTTGTTGATAAGTGAAAGTATTAAGAGCCTACCCTCTAATTCTCGGAAAGAATCCCTTTCAGTCTCGGAGCCAAAGATTGAATTTAGGACTCGATTTCCTTGATTAAAAGAGGCTAGGCTCTTGATGCTTTCACTTGTTTGTAATGGTCTTATCAGCATGATTCTTTCAACTCTTCTTCAATTTGCTGGAGTCTATGCTTCTTATCAAAGTAAAGTGAAAGGCTCTTGGATCTGATATACTTATTTGACGTTCGCTTTGCCAAATCCAAAGCCTTAGGCATGGATTCCAGCAAGAAATTCCTCTGTTGCCGGAGATTATTCAAATGCTTCTGTTGCCATTTTTCCATTTATCTTAACTCCTGCATTCTAAGCTTGTAAGGGTTTTATTAGCATTTCAATCTTTGTGCTTTATGTCTTTGTTACAATCTTCCAAACAATCTTTGCAAACTGTGAACGTGCCATATAGTGTCTTTATTTTTGTTAGATTGGTTGGAAAGAAATTGGTACCATATTTGTGTCCAAAATTTCCGTTTGGAGTTTTCGTTCCTTCTGTATGTGCAGTATGTTCACATTCACACTTCATTTACATTCTCCACACTTTAGAGTTATACTGAATTTCTCTCCACTGAACGTAAACTCTTTTCTGCATTTGTAGCAGTTTATCTTCTGTCCTACTAACCTGTCCGCCGGAGTTATGAGTCCGAATTTGCAAGCTAGGCGGCCACAAAAGCAGAAATAACTTCCATCCGTTACCTTATCAGTTTCTCTCCTAAAGTAATGCTCCTCTTTTAATTTCATCTCAGTTCTAGCTTGAGATGAAATATCTCTCCAGTTTCTTTGATAAATCTTGTGGATTGAGTATAATTCGCTGATTATACTCATATTTTCATCTCTAGAGATAATTTCTGGAAGAGAATGCTAATTGGACAATTGCATTTACTAATATCTCTAGAATGTCCAGTCCTTTCATGTCTCTTCGGATAAACGAAGAGAATCTCTACTTCAGAAGCGTTTAAGTCTTTGATTAGTTCATTGACTTTATTGAAGTCTAGGGATAATTGCTTTACTCTAGAAGAATCTGGAGACTCTTCCAGAGGTGGAAGTGAAACTCCAGATTCTTTTAAGATTTGCTCGAAGATGTCTACTTTGTTCATACTCTAGACTTCGAGCCTATGGCACTCCCTAGTCCAATATAGGCCATGAGCTTACGTCTGTCAAGTGCAAAATTTGCGCGCAGAAAATGCGACCCTACTATCTACTAGATAGTATGGGAGGGTCTAGAGTTGCGTACCTAGATCCAACCCATTGAATCCAATGTATTGTAGTAAAGTAATAAAGAATGTATAACATTTAATTAATAAAAAAAAAAAAAAATAAAAAAAGAATATATTGATTTCAATTCTTTCTTATATCCGGGACACTCGACACCCCGCTAGTATCTACTAGGTAGTAGGTCTATCCCTCCATAGGCTCTCGCATAGGACTCAATAGACAAAAATAGCCTCAATCTAGGTTTTACTCACTAGAAAGAGGCTAGTTTTAGATTCTAGAAATTCTTGTATCGGAAAGTGAATCCTAGAATCTGAGGATCGAGAACTAGGTTCGCGGAAAGAAACTCCGCGTCCGAATCCTTGAGCAAAATGATTTGCTCTCGGAATGCTCTTTCGTCTGAAACGTCGAAGTCAAACATATAAAATCCTTCGGGCATTCTTTAGGTTCCTCATTCAGTTTTCAGTATCCCATCGTCAGGCTAGGTTTAACCTAGCGACTAGGATCTATGAAAGCATCCTAGTTTCGGGATTTAGGCGTTCATCGCCTTGACCTTCTCGGCCACTTGATCCACCGAAAGGCCCTTGGTCCAAGGGATTCCGAGCTTGATCAGTCCGCGAGCGGCCTTCTGGTATTCGTCCAGTCCGCCGGCCTGATTCTTCAGATGCTTGTTGAAGCCTTCGCGGAAGGCGGAAGCCGCAAGCTCCAGGTTTCCCTTGGTCGCTTCGAGAACGTCCGCCATGAAGTAATCGGCATCCTTGAAGTCAACCGATTCGTCCGTTAGCTGATCGGCCTGATACTGCTCGTTGCCGATCACAGGCTTTCCATCTTCCAGAATGGGCTTACCAGAGGCATCGACTTGCTCTGTCTGCGGAACCCCTCGACCGACCTTGGTGAACCATTCCTTGACGTAAGTGATTGCCATTTTCCTTTTTCTCCCTGTTTAATCTTTGAAAGAGCTATCAGGACAATCTTGATTGATATGTCCTGCCTGACACTCACATCATAGGCAGCTTGCCCGTCCTTGTCAAGAGAAAAGATGAGCACGCAAAATTTTCTTTTTCTTTTGGCTCTCCTGCGAAGAAACCCCTATAGCGCAATCCATTGGGTCCCATCGAAAAATTTTCGCGGGGGGTCCAATCATGCATCTTTGTATAAAATAAATTAGAAATTAAAGAATGGGTCCCATATTATTAAAGTCAAGAATAGAGTCTCATTTTTATTTTTAGTTAGTATGCAGGGAATAGAGTTTTGCTTATGCCTGCTAAGTTGAGTAAAGTGCAGAGGTTAGAGTCTCAGCAAATAGTGCTTGACTTCTATTCTTTAAGGATGTATGGTGTCGGTAGAGTGTAATGGTATGAGTTCTACTTTTATATCAGATGAGGATATTGAGAAGCTTCTAAAGCATAAGAATAATGGTATCAACAAAGTTAGAATCATACCAGAAGTTAAGATTAAAGTATTAGGATCTGGTAATCATGGTAATCAGAGTACAGATTCCAAGAAGAGTGGAGAACAGCTTAGAGGAGTTGAAGAAAAAGCAGACGTCGGAGTTCTAGCAACTTTAATTGGAAATAAAGGAGCTGGTCTTCTTTTAGGAGTGGGGCCGACCCAGGTTTCTCAATACAAAAATGGGAAGAATGGTTCAAATGTAACGGATATAGAACTAAAAACTGAACTAGATTCTAGACTTGGCAAACTTGAAGAGAAAGCCATAGATAAAGTTGAGTTATTTCTAGAGATGATCTCTGAAGAGAAAGCTTCTGCTTTAAATGCAAATGAGGCGGCCACGAGTGCAGAGAAAATGGTTAACATTGTAGATAAGATTAGAAGACGGAATGAAGATAGAGTTGGAGACATCAATAGACCTCAGATTCACATATATGGTCCAAGTCAAATTAAGATAGATGAGTATATAGTTAAGGAGGTTTAAGTTTGTCTCTCAGAAGTCTCATCCAGCTTAGAGGTTTCTTACAAGATATTCCCGGCGGCAACAAAAACATAAATCCTTCCGATCTCCAGAACAATACTCCTCCATCTGTAGAAATTCAATTTACATTAGCCAGTGGTGATAATGTAATATCAATTCCAACTTTAGCAATTGGCTGCGTTATCATTCCAGATCCAACTTCTACAACTGTAAAGAAGTTAAAGGGCAACGCTGGAGATACTGGAGTTATACTCTCTAAGAACTTCTGGAATGTTATAACATTTGACTCTCCTCCTGTTGCTTCTTTCTTAATTAACTCAAGTGCGGCTGATACTAATAAGTTAACAAGCTTCATATTCTTCTAGTTAAGAAAATGGAATCTGAAGAAATCCTTTCTCGTCTGGATTCTCCATTCTCAGAGTGGAGACCAACTCCTAGGCAAGAATCATATCTCCAGCTTCCATATGAAATCTTTGAAGCTCTTTACGGAGGAGCTCTTGGAGGAGGTAAGTCAGAAGTTGGCTTGATTGCTCCAATAGTTCTTCAGACAGTTAAATCTAGAATTCCTCTTTATCAACATCCAGAATTCAAAGCTCTAATATTCAGACGTACCTTCCCACAATTAAAGAAGTCTTTAATTCCTAGAGCCAAGTTAATGTATGAGGCTGTAGGAGCCATCTATAATGAAACAGATAAAGTCTTCCAGTTTCCAGATAGGCATGGAATTCTGAAAGCCGGAGGTAAAGTTTGGCTTGCCTATATGGAATTAGACAAAGATGCTTTCAATTATGATACTGATGAATACAATTACGTCTTCATAGATCAAGCAGAGCAGTTCTCAGAATTCCAACTCAGATACATACCTTCTAGAATTCGATCCTCAAATCCTGACTTACCTGCAATCTATAGACTTTCAGCTAATCCTGGAGGTCAAAGTCATGTATATCTTAGGAAGAGATTCGTAGAACCAGAGAAGAATGGAGGCGTGGTTCTTTTTGATAAAGTAACTAAAACTCATAGAATCTTTATTCCAGCTAGACTTGAAGATAATCCACATTTAACTAAGAATGATCCCGGCTATCAAGATAGACTACAATTACTTCCAGAAAATGAAAGAGCCTCAAAGATTTCAGGAGACTGGTTTACATTTACAGGACAAAAGTTCTCAGAGTTTAGACCTAAAAGGATACCTGGAGAACCTGAGAATGCAGTTCACACTTGCACTCCATTCGTAATTCCTTCTTTCTGGCCTAAAATCCTCGCCGGTGATTGGGGATTTAAAGCAAAAACCTTTTTCTCTCTAGGTGCTATTTCTCCTAACAAGAGACTCTACATAATTAAATCATACTCCGCTCAACTTAAGACTACTAAAGTTTGGGCTACTGATGTAAATAGAATCTTCTCTGAATATGACAATATAGTTAGAATTACTTTAGATCCTTCTGCATGGCAAGAGCGTGGCCACGAAAGAACTATAGCCCAAGAGTTCGAGGAATACTCAGGATTCATTCCTGAGAAAGCAGATAATGATAGGCATTCTGGAGTTTCTTTAATTCATGAATATCTACGGTACATACCAATAGATCCTAAGAAGCCAGAAGGAGAATTCAATTTAGAGTTAGCAAACCGTATCCTAAGACTACAAGGTCTTCAAGCTTATAAGGATTACATAGAACTCTTTAGTAGTTCTCATAAGCTGGAAGACAATCTTCCCCTTCTCCAAATTTTCGACAACTCTTCCAACGCTGAGCTAATAGATGCTATTCCTCTAGCTCAGTATGATGAAAAAGATAAAGAAGACTATGCAGAATTCGATGGAGATGATCCCATCGACATGCTTAGATATCTTCTCAAATGTACTAGCATCTATATAGATGATGTACTAAATAAAACTGAATACTTCCAGAAAGAAGCAGAAATCTTAAGAGACTTAGAGAATAACAAAGATATGCATTCATTCTATATGCGTATGAATTATCTAGAGAAGAAGAAGATTTCTGATATGCCAAAACCTTTTAAGAGGCTGGGAAGTCATGTTCATCAGAGACATTTTTAAAAGTAAACAGAAGAAACTTGCAGATTATAGAATTCTACAAGTTGAAGCAGAGAATCTTAAGCTTAAAGAAGATTTGATAGAAACTTTAAAAGCTCAAGTTCTTGATCTCCAGATTCAAGTGAAGACTTTAAGGGATTTGCTTGTTTCTAAACCAACTCCACTAGAATCTGCTTCAGTAGATGCAGCTTTATTATCTTCTAAAATTCGGCCACGTATACGTACAATCTCAGAAGCAGCTTATAAGTTAGAATCCTTATCGCTAAGAAAAATTGGTGAGGATAAAGGAAAGAGTGCAGAGGAATTAGATGCTTAAGAAGTTAACGTTAGGTGGAGTTCTATTATTTTTAGTTGGACTCGGCGTTATTGGGATGGATAAGTATTTAGCTTACTGTAAGAATCATCCAACTGATACTGCTTGTCCTTCTACTCCTACTCCAACTCCAAGTCCTTCTCCATCTCCCTCTCCTTCTACTAATCCAAGTCCTAGTCCAAGCACTAATCCATCTCCCTCTCCTCCTCAATGCAAAGTTCCAAGTTCAGATGATCCTAATTGGACAACTCAGGATCCTAAGCCCAACTCTCAAAAGCAGCCTATAACTGCACAAGCAATTTCTAACTTAGGAGATCATTGTCATCAAGATCCTTATAGTAACCTAAGATTACTAGCTGATGAATTAGTTGGGTTAGGAGAATGTGCAGATGTATGGGCCGATTCAGTCTTAATAAAGCGCAATGATGGAACCTGGGAACAAAGGCATGCAGTTCGATTCTCTGATAGTTGTTATTTAGATGGAGATGGACCCAATGTATTTGAAGGAGTTTGGATTTATACTAGTGTACTTCCTTCTCCATCTCCTCCTAATACCTTTGGTTGTTCCGATCCTCTTCCTAATACTGATCCAGCAGCTTGGAAGATAAATACTAATGTTAGAGGAGCTTGGGCAGATAATACTCCTACTACTATAATGCAGTGTTCATACTGTGAAGCAATTGGAATGAGTGCTCCTGAAAGTCCTCGTTGTGGTTGTCCAATGAGGAATGAATGCCCTGGATATAAATGTGAAGAGAGAAGTGCTTGTGAAACTTATGTTGCCGGCGGAGGTTATAAATTAGAATCTAGAAACGGAGCCACTTGTCAACTCGTAGAAACAAATCAATTAATGTTCTACGTTAACAATGGTAACTGTAGAGTTTGCAACTTAGATGGAACAGTTTGTTCAGGATGGTATTAAAGTTAAGGAGATATATAAAATGTGGAGTAGTTTAAAGAAAGTATTAGGTTTTCTAACTGATGTTTTATCTTTAGGTAGGGCGGCCGGTTGGTGGAATAAAACTAATACAATTCCAACTGGAAATAATAGTTCAACTCTGAATGCACCAACTGAGAGAAAGAAGAAGTAATAAGGAGTTATATTTATGCAATTTAGATGGGACAAGTGGGTTGAGGGAGCTATCATAGCAGGCTTAGTTGCAGTAGGTAATCTAGGATTTGCTTGGGCATCAGATGGTATTACTAAAACTGAGATATTTACTCTTATAGTTACCTTTGTTAGTGGAGTTGTTCTCTATTGTAAGCAACATGAACCTGATCTTAAATAAATGACAGAGCCATTACCTTATTGGGTTATTGATGGAGCTTTACTTTCATTGGGAACTGGGTTAGCGTCCTTGATTTGGAAAGTAAATTCAAGGGTCAATAAACACGAGGTATTAATTGGCGAGTTGGCAACGTCTATAAAAGATGTAAAAGAATTAATAGATAATCATGAGAAGAGGGAAGATAGGATATTTGATGAAATGAAGAAAAATGCTCAGGCAATGCATGATAAGTTAGATGAAGTTAGAATAGATGTAGGAGTTATAAGAAAGATAGTTAATGGAAGTAGTTCTACTGGAAAGTAAACTATGTCATCTCCTCTAGCTGATCAGATTGCTTTCTTAAGTAATTCTGGGCCTGATGCAAACCAGCCTCCTATTCCTCCATCTATGAAAACTGCTGGAGATGTTTCATCTCCTAATCCGCCTTCATATGATGTAGCTCAGGATGTTTCTAGAATAGTAACAGAAATAGATAAGCAGGAAAGAACTACACGTAATAGAATGCTTCGACTCTGGAAGTATATGGAACTTCTATGGGGTGGAGCTGGTAATTTCTATTGGGATCAGGTTTCAGGTCAATGGAGGGCAATAACTCAAGAGGATATAACTTTATTAGCCGCTGAAAATGACATAGATCCATCATTACTTAATAAGACTGTAAACATGATTCGTCCTTATGGAGAATCATTAGCAGGAGTTTTAACTACAGGCTTACCTAGAGTTCGTTATTTTCCAGAAGATGCAGATAATGATTTAGACATTCAAGCTTCTAAAGCTTATTCTAATGTAGAAGAACGTATTAATAACGACAACTTCATGAATTTGAAATTAATAGAAATACTCATCAAAATGTGGAATGGAGGTTTTGCAGCAGCTTACAATTATAAACATACAGATAAGAAATATGGAACTGTAACTGAAGGTATCTTTGAACCTAGACCATTTACTCAAACATCCAGTATTTGTATTCAATGTGGAAATGAAACTCTAGGAGAACCAACTCCAGTTCCTCCGACTCCAACTCCAAATCCAGAAAATGAAGAGAGAGAAATATCTTCAGATACAGAATTAAGTCAGGTAGAGCAATTAGAGTCTATAAAGTTGGAAGAGAGTCAGCCTCCAGAAACTTCTCCAATGCCATGTCCGAATTGCATGGATATTACTAATCATCTCCAGAGCAACATTAATACAACTCAACCAGTTCAGACAGGAACTAGAGAAATTCCAAAGTCTAGGCAAATAGTTCAAATTTATGGACCGATGAATGTTAAGATTCCAGCAATGGCAGTTCGCAAAGAGCATGTAATTTGGCTGATCTTAGAAGAAGAAATTCATGTTGCTTTAGCTCGTCATACTTATCCAGAGTATAGAGATAAGATCCAACCTTATACAAACTCTGATCTAGACATAGATAGAATTGCTAGAGCAACTTATGAAGTCTCCGATGATACTTTAAGGAATTACTGCACAATTAGGAAGGTTTGGCTTCAGCCGGCTT